AAAAAAGGGACCCTTTTGGGGTCCCAGGAAGATATGGAACAGAACTCACATGAGGTTCTTGATAGCAACTCTTCTGTAGTATCTGTTTGCATTTGCCTTGATAGCACCCAGATCTTGGGTGAGACCATTTGCAAATGGGTTGGCAACCATACCATATCTGGTCTTGAAGCCAATCTTGGGCTGGAAGGTGTCCTGACCAACAGCACGTACCATCTGGAGAGGTACATATGGGCAGTAGAACAGACCAGCATCATAAGGATTGGTTCCCTTATATCCTACAACATAGTACTGGGTTGCAGCCAGGTTTGCAGAATATGGGTCAATGTAGACCTTGAACTTACCATTGAGAACACCAGCAAAGGTATTGCCAGTATCATCAACACTCAGGTTTGCATTGAGTGCAGGGGTGTAATCAAGCAGACCAGCCATGGTCAGTGCTGATGCTACATCAGATGAGCAGAGGATGGTGTTACCCTTCCCTCTTCTTGTTCTGTATGCAATAGCATTAGCATCTCTTTCAATCTGGAACAGAAGTCCTTTGAACTTCTCAACAGACCATCTACCATTTGAGTCAACATCAAGGTCAAAGTAACCAGCATTAGCAACATTGACTTGAGCACCAGGCTCAGCAATCTTGTAGATGGTTCTGATGACTTCTCTGTTGATTTCAGCAAGGATTTCTGAAGCAAGAATGTTTGCCAGTTCTGCTTCAGCATCAAGACCATGAATAGCCTTGAGGTCCTGTGCCAGTTCCAGGGTGTATTCTGCTTTGAGGGCTCTTGACTTTGCAGTAACTGAGAGCTTCTCAATGCTGAATGCCATCTGGTTGAACTGATCACCAGCACCTGCACCCAGATTTTCTGCATCATAGGTGGACATACCTTGTCCAACTCTGTACTCTCTTCCAGTTGCACCAGAAGCATTCAGATCAGCAGGGTTGAAACCATAATCAGTCTTCTGAGCAGCCAGAGCACCTTTGCCTTGGAAACCAGTAGTACCAAAACCTACAGATGCACCATCATCTGAACCACCAGTGTAGTCACCAGTTGTGGTGTTGTAACCATCATCTTGACCAGAGTATGCAGTATCAACTTCATCAAAGAAGGTCTCATTGCCTTGTTGATCTACATATCTGCTTCTCATTGCAAAGATCAGTCCAGTAGGACCAGACATTGGTTGAACACCAGCCAGATCATAAGCAACCAGATTAGGCATTGAACGTCTGATCAGTGAGATCAGAACAGGATCAAAACCTGCTACAGGACCACCAGCAGGGGCACCACCAGAGAATCCAGCATAGCTAGTGCCACCTTGGCTAGCATAAGAACCTGCAGGGGTTTCAGCAAGGAAACCTTTTTCTTCTTGTAAAAATCTTTCTTGGTTTTCGAGCAGAACAGCGGTAACGGCCTTTCTATAAGGATCAGAGATCTTATCAAGACCTTGTGCCTCTAAAAGGGGTTCCCACTTTTTCTGCAATTGTTCTGAAAGGAACATTTGCCTTTTCTCCTTGTTTGTCTTGTAAAGTGTTGTTTTAACTGAAATTATTTATAATTAAGTGTTATTTCACTTAGAGAATTTAGAAATTGCTCTGAGGTAAGCATTCATCTGATGACCATAATCCTCAGTTGCCTCTTCAGTCAATACCTCATCTCTTGAAGAACCTGCTGCTCTTGTGAAATAAGATTCTTTCAGAGCTTCCAGTTTCCCACGATATTCTTCTTCACTTTCAAACTCAACACTTTCAGCAAGACTTGCAAGCTTTTCCTTCTGAGTTAAAGCTAACCCTTCAGCAACATCATTTAGGATGGTATCACTTACAGCTTCGCTGAGTCTCTTATTTAATTGAACATTTCTTTCGATTTGTTCGTTGAGTTTTTCTTCCATCTCATCTAATCTCATAACCATATTTTCTAATACATCATATCTATCTTCAGGGATTTCTACATAATGTTCTTCAAAAAGTCCTTTCAGACCTGTCATGAATGATTCTGAAAGTTCACCCTTCAGACCATTCTCAATCTGAAGAGCATTCTCATCAATCCACTCTTCAGAAACATACTCAAGGTATGAGTCAACTCTTTCAGTCAACTCTTCCTTGATTGCTGCAACTTCTTGAACAAGTGCTTCATTGAAT